TTTGTTCTATAGAATACCCAAAATTAGATATTAAAGGAATTGTGTTTTTTAGAAGCTCTGAATTTTGTTATTTTTAACAAATTAAGGGCAAATAAGACCTAAATACCACATCTTTTATAGATGAAATAATTTGCATACTACGATTTTTTGTAGTAACTTTGTACTACACATAAAGTGTATTATATATGAAGACTTCAAAACCACTAGTTGTCAGCGACATGAAACAAAAATGCCAAGACATTATTACTTCTGTTTCGTGGAATGATTTCTCTCAAACGTATTTCAAGAAATCTTCCTCTTGGTTTTACCATAAAATGAATGGGATAGATGGTAATGGTGGAGTTGGTGGCTTTAATGAAAAAGAAGTCGAGCAGATGCGCAATGCACTTATAGACTTAAGTAATCGCATTCGCCATGTTGCAGATAAAATTTAGTATGTCAATTTTAAAAGAAAGGAAGAAAAATGTTAGGAGCTATAATTGGTGACATTGTGGGTTCTAGATTTGAATTCAACAATACAAATAAAACAGACTTTGAACTATTTACCTCCGAATGTTCTTTTACGGACGACACTATCTGTACAATTGCTGTTGCAGATGCTATTTTACGTGGGGTAAGTTTTGAAAAATCATTACTTGAGTGGTGTAGAAAATACCCCAACCCCACAGGAGCTTATGGTTGCTCTTTTGCTCGCTGGATAAATTCCAACACGCCTACACCTTATGGCAGTTTTGGCAATGGCTCTGCGATGCGTGTATCTCCATGTGGGTATCTTCCTACAAGAGAAGAAGTGTTGGTGTCTGCAAGAAAATCAGCAGAATGTACACACAACCACCCCGATGGTATCAAAGGTGCAGAATGCGTTGCTGATTGCATCTATACCGCAAGGCAATACAAAGACAAGGAAAGTATCAAAATGTTGGTAGCTCAATCTTATGGCTATGATATATCGCAAACCTGCGATGAAATCAGACAAACAAATAGCTTCAATGAGACATGCCAAATAACAGTGCCACAAGCTATCGTGTGTTTCCTTGAAAGTACAGATTTTGAGAGTGCTATTCGCCTAGCAGTATCAATAGGTGGTGACAGTGACACAATAGCTGCCATTGCTGGTAGTATTGCAGAAGCTTATTACGGCATACCGCAAAACATACAAGACAAAGCGTGGGGCTATCTCCCAAAAGAAATACAAGAAGTAGTAACTCAATTCAAACAGAAATATGAATAAGAAGCAAGAACTTATAAAACAATGTCGCTATTATCATGGTCAAGAAGAAAGCCCTTTCAACGATGCTACTATGGATTGGTTTTGGGATATGGAGCGTGTGTATGTGTCTTCACAAGGTCAATTCATTGGGGAAAGTGAATACTATAAACGATTAAACGGAAAACCCTATCCAGGCATTCCATTTAATCTGCTCATGGTAATGTTTACTTCTTGGGGAAAAACAGCCTATTCAATAAAGGATAGCATCAATGATTTCTACAAGTTGATTGATGAATACTTATTCATTGCTAATGACCATTACCCAGAAGATAAAATACCTGGTCAATAGCCTATATTACTATCTGGAACGTAGGACAATGGTTTAATCTCTTGCCCTATCACCTCACAATCAATAAACGTCTGTGTACCAACTTGGTACACTTTTGTTATTCGCATTAGTGTACCTCGCTGAAACAATGTTTCGTGTTCATAGCTAAATGAACTAAACCTCTGCTTTCCATCCCATTTTCTACCCGCACCATTGCCGAATTCACTGATAGGCTCAATATAGGCGGCTTGCGTACCCTTAGGCGGATACACATTAATAATAACAGACTTATTACTGAACCCCTTGCCCTTACGGCTACCTGTTGACATAAAACCTCCCTCTTGCATAGTCATACCCACCAAGTCTTGTAAATCATTAGGCATTTTGCCCCCTGCAAACCTTATTCGTGAAGCAATCACCCCAAGACCATCATCACCTCGCATAAACCACATATCTTTGGGCAAGATATTCTTACTGATGTAAGAAGTAATATTGTTTACTCTATGCTCGAAATCTGCCTTTGTCTGGTGGTTTAGATATTTGCGACCTTGCAAAGGCTCGTTCACATTGCAATAGTGACTGGTATATTCATAGACCCTATCCTTTTCATCTTCTGTTGAAGCAATCCAACTCTTTGCCGCAACATCAATAAGGGTCTCATCAGCAACCTTTCCATTTCCTTTATCCCACACGGCTTTATCCTTGCGTTCTTGCGTATAAGCATCTGGACTAAACCCATTGCCCAGTTTGCTTAACTTCTTCAAGTCTCGGGCAAGTTTAGCGGCTTCCAGCTTTGATACCTCGTTATTTAGTGCATCAGCCTTGCTTTGAAGTTCTGCAATCGTTGCTTTGTTGCCAAGTAGGGATTGAAGTTCAGATACAAGTTGCTTGACCTTTGCACTCTTGGTCTTTTGAGCAAAAGAAAATGAATGACTAACGCTTGCTTCGATTGTCTGCTTATCAATCTTGTACTGTACCTTGTAAAGGTGCATCTTGTAAGCGTCTTGTGCAACGCCCCAAGTCTTGTATTTTGTTTGTGCACCGTATTCATTCGTTCCAAAATACTCATCCGCTTCAAACTTTAACTTCTTTGCCTGCTCTGATAATGTCAAGCCATCCCAATTTGCAAGCTTCTTTTCAACGGCACTATATACATTTTTGAGTTCATCAATTGTAAATTTCTTATGCCACTCGTGAACATTTGGAATAATTGTAGAAAGAGCTTTTTCTTGTTTTTTCATGTCAGAAACAGCCTTTGCAACTTCTCTTGTAAGGGTTGATATTTTCTTTATATCTCCACTTCCTATTACTGCTTCTAATTTAGAATAATCTACCTCACTATAATCCTTAGCAACATTAAGAACATTGCTAGCTGCTACTCTTATAAGTTGGTTTTTCTTTCTCTCGTCCCATCTCTTTTGAATGTCTGCTATCTGCTCTTTTGTGCGTGCATCTTGCCTTATCTTAGCTTTTTCAAGAGTTGTGAGTGGCTTTTGCCCTATAAACTCACCATCTTTGAAGTTATCTTTGATGAAGTAAGGCAATGACTTAGCGTTATCGATGCGCTCTTTGTTATTCTCATACCATTCTTTGAACTTGCTTGGTAGTTCTTTGACTTCATTCTTGCTTGGCTTTCCACTCTTTAGCTCATCGGGTGTCTTCAAGATGGAAGTTACAAAGCATCTGCAGTGAGGATGCCAACCTGTAAACTTGAAATCCTTTGGATATTTACCTTGCAATTCATCGCAAATGTCGTGAAAATCATGTGGTTTTCCGTCCCTACCTTTGCAAGTATGGTTATTTGATAAGTGAATTTCAATGCCTACGACAAAGTCCATTTCTTTCCAACGCAAATGGTCTGCAGTGCGATAGGCAATGTTTGTTTCTGTCGCTGCCAATCTTCGTGCATTCATGTACGATGAACGATAAACGCCTTGTCCTGGATGGAAAGCTTTAGCAGCCTTTGATAGTTGTAAAATGCCGTGTTCATCCTTATAGCGTCTAAAAAGCTTATTAGTATTCTGCAAATAATCTCTTAGTGAACGGCTCATTTGGTCTGCAGATTTACCACTACGTATGCCTAAATCCAAACCCATTTCTATTTCACTCTTAAAGCGTTTGGTGAAATCCCACACGCTGTCTGAAAGACTTAAACCATTGCGTTTGCGCTCAATAAAGGCGTCTTTTGCGTCCTCATTGTTATTGAAATAGCGTTTTTTCTGCTCGTCTGTAAGCTTGTTTTTCTTGCTTCCAAAAGCCTTATTTACTATCTCATCATTTTTGCTGTTTGACAATGCCCATTCAGCGTCAATTCCATTCACGATAGATACTTCAAGAGACTTCTTGAACTTAGATAGAAGTGCGTTCATCTTCTTTTGGGTTTGCGGATAATCGTCAAAATTGAAAGGCTTTGAGCTATCCACACCATTAATCGAGCAACCGATTTTACTTGCTTCATCGGATGCTATTTTATAAAGTTCTTGAATTCTTTTGAGATACAACTGCACATTTTTCAAATGCTGTTCATCGTGTTTGTCTTTTGGCTTGGGCATTGTCTTTTATCTTGGTGTTAGTTCATCATTATTGAGCAAGTGAGAAGCTATCTATCTCTTGCTCTTCTGTGATTTCCTTAAAGGTTCTGTCGACATCGTCAGAATAACCAAAGTTCTCTATACTCTCTCGCTGTGACATGATAGCTTTACCACCATTAGCAGCAAGTAGCATGTTCACGTTTTCGAGATTATCAGAAATAGAGAATGGGGTGATTTTATTTTCCACCTTTAGAGCATCAATGTCTTGCGCATAGGCTTCACCAAGAATAATCTTTGCAAAGGCTTTGAGTACGCTTGTTTCTCGGTCTAAGAACTCTAAAACTCTTCCGCTTTCGTCTTTAACTTTCATTTGAGCGTCAATGAATAGTTGCTTACGGCTTTCACCTGAAAGAGCTTGCTGTGACATCTTTTCATACGACCAATCGGGTAGTTGCAACTGCGTGAAAAACATTGCTCTTAGCTCATTGATATAGAATTTCAAGTTATCAACTGCTTGCGTCCATGTAACATAGCTTGCAGTAGCTTCTTTAGGCAATTGTAGCACTGCTCTAAACTCTTTGATGCTACTTTTTTCACCGCCATACGATACATCTTCATCAGAAGATACCACAAACAAAGGCTTGCTGTTCTTGCGCAAGTAATTACCATTGCGTGAGAGTGCCCATTCCATTTCATAAACGATTTTAGAAGTGTCCTCCCAAATTGGCGTTGAACGATACATATACACAGCTGGTATCTTTAGTAGTGTAATCTCTTCATCTTCTATTATCTCCCACTCTCCGTTTGCATTAGAGAACTTCATGTGTCGTTTTTCGCTGTAAGTATCAAAGAAATCTACTGTTTTCTTTCCAACCTTGCGCCTATAGGCTACTGACATCGCAATCATATCTCCGTATTCATCGAATAAAGGAAATAGAACATCATCATTCATAGGCGTGAAGTTTCGACAACGCAATTTAAGCTCGCTTGGACGTCCATAATGGTTGTTTGGTGTGTCTGTTGCATACCAAAGTGTTGCAACTTCACAGCTAGCAAAAAGCATATTTAGACGCTCAATATTGACGCTGTCTATTCTGTTGCGTTGATAGATAGCTTCAAGAAGTGCTGCTACTTCTTTTTGCTTGTCGTTTTCAGGCTTATAAATACGCTTAACGGGAATTCCACAACAAAGCTCTGTCATACGCTTAACCGCTAAACGTTGCAAGTCAAACGTTACTCTTGTCACTCTTTCAACATCTCCATCTTTCACAATGTCAGGATAAATAGCCTTATTCATTACAGGATGCTCTTTAGGCTCATATTCAGCCTTTAAGCCGTCCTTACCATGCCATTGTGGTAGGCTTATGTTCTTTTCTTGCAAAGCAACTACAATCTCACTTGGTGAAGATGCGTTATTGATTATTTCTTCAAAAGTCATAGTGTATAATTTATTTTAAAATGCAATATTTGATAATCGTTCTAAATCTATCGGTTTGTGCGTGCTATTAAGATGATAATCAATAGCATAGCAAAGAATATCCACATACTCATCGTGAGGTTTCGATGGGAAACCACAAACCTCGTCTATAAAGTCTGTATTCCACGCTCCATCGACTAATACAACTCTACCACACTCAACCGCTGGTGAAGCTGTGTTAAGGCGTGTTTCTTTGCTCTCCTTTGGTGTAGGCGTTTTAGTTACATTTAAACCTGTTGTTTCTTTGAGCTGCTGAATTACCGATAAGCCGTTAGCCTTTGGTTCTATCCTTATGGTGCTTTTTGCAGTATAGCCATGCGATTTTACATAGTTTGGAATGAATCTAATCAAGTCGGGAAATTCTTTTCTCACCTTTTCACCATGAATGATATACAAATCATTTCCAATTTTACACGTTGCAATGATGCCTGTTGGGTCATTGTTGCTTTTCTCGGTATAAGCGGTATCCATGAAAAATATTACAGGTTCTGAATGATGCAAGCGTATGAACTCATTCATTGAAATTCTCGCAAACCAATTGCTCTTGACGATGTTACCACCTACTATCGTTGGGTGTTGTTGATAAAGAGCAGAGAACTCACGTGGTGCACGCCCTTTTTGCTTTGTAAGCTTTGCTAAAGAGTGTCTTTCCTCCCACAGAGCTTCGCCTACCTTTCTTGGAGAGTTAATTTCTCCATCGTGGTCTTCTTCACATATAGCAGGAATTGATAGCACCGTCCACTCTTGCGGTTCAGCTTTCAAAATCCTACCTGCTAAATCATCTTCATGCCATCTCGTCATGATAAATAACTGCTTGGAATCGTTGTGTAAACGTGTCGTGAGCACGGTATTGTACCAATCCCACACTCTTTGACGGTAGGTTGTAGAGTTGGCTTCTGATGCGTCTTTCACGGGGTCATCGATAATTGCAATATCGACAGGTGTACCTGTTAAAGAGCCACCCACACCGACAGCTTTGTAAAAGCCTTTATGGTTGACAATCTCAAAAATATCAACGTTCCTCAAATATCCTTTTACATCGGTTCTCACGTTTGAGCCATTGAGGTAGGTATTTGGGAATATCGCTTGGTATTCTTTGGTGTCAATCGTTCGCTGAATTGCTCTTGAGAATTGCTCTGCAAGGTCAGCAGAATAAGAGCTACCTACTATCTTTAAGTTAGGGTTTTTACCCAATGCCCACGCTGGGAAATTACGTGAAATAATCTCACTTTTACCATGCTGTGGGGGGACGAACACCATAAGGTTTTTAATCTTACCCTCCAAAAGCATTTGGCAGTAGTCAGCAATGACTTTGTGAAACCATTTAAGCTCATATTTTGAATTGGAATAGCCAAGAAAGCACGAAAAAGTTAATGGTGCTTCAAGTTTTAGTCGTTGCTTCTTTAGCTCCATTAATTTTCGCTTAATTTCCGTTGTGTCTTTTCCTCTTCCTGCCATGAGTTTACTCTTGAGAAATCAATTTATCTAGTCTTTCAATCTCTTTGTCTATCTCTTCTTTGCTCATCTCTTCTTTCTCCTCTAACTTCTTAACTGCGACATCTGTACGCTGTTTATTTTGGTAGTTGTCGGGGTCGATATTAGTAAGCAAGAAGATAGCAGCTGCTACATTTGGTTGATAGTAAACTGTCTTTTTCTTGAACTTCTTTATTACAGGTTTACTTGCATCTTTAGGATTTGGGACATATTCGGTCTCTGTTTCCTCTCTCGAATAGCCTTTTGCCACTTCTGCAAGCGACACTGAAAGGTCGTGCGATAGACGCTTTTTAAACGTCTCTTTGGCTTCTGTTACTGCTTTCTTAAAGTCGGGCTTCTCCATCCAATGGTAGAATGTCTTATAGTCAATTGAAAAACGCTTACAGAAGTCTTTAAGCATAGCACCTCCATAATCTATCAAGCCGTGTACTTCTACCCAATCTGCACACTCTTTTGTTATCGTTTTGTTAAATTTAGTCATTGCTTTTTATTGTGTTTTTGGAATTTTAGGTATTGTCTAACTTATTTCTGCCCACTGCTTAACTATTGAATATAAGGCATTTCCGCTATCGTTGGTATTGCCAAATGTATCGCTATCGTTATATTGAGCAATCTTAAGTTGAGCTTTGATAAACGCTGCTTGTTCTTTTGTAAGTGTGAAAGTGAGCTTTATAGTATCGTTATTCTCATCGCCTATTTCACCATTGGCATTTGACTCTTCACCTGTTGGAATAATGGGTAAATCAACACCCCACTCTACAAGTTGAAGCTCATCCCACTCATTTGCAAGCATATCCCAACTCCATTTACCAAAGCCGTTGTTGTCAATAATAGTGTAAGCTTTGAGTTGTTCAATTGATGTTTCTCTTGGTATAATTATGCAAGGTGCTTCTGTGTAGCCCAATTCTTTTAAAGCTCTATAGCGCATATTTCCACCAATGAGGATGTATTTGCTATCGTCTATAGGATAAATAAGCAAGCTACGCAAGGAGAGCATTTCGGGATAATCTGTGATATTGGTTTTGAGTAATTCCATCTTCTCACGTGTTATGCTTCGTGGGTTTGATGGAAGTCCCTCCAATTGTCCCTCATTGACTTCTATCTCATCTAATGGTAGTATTATTATCTTTGTAAAGTTTGTGTCTTTCATGTTATAAATATTACATATTATGCAAAAATAAG